AAAGAGCATCCTGATCTATAACTCACAGGCTTGGAATGCCTTTAATTGTGTAGACCACTGTTTTTCATGTCCGCACTCTTTTGGATATAATTGCCGCCTTTCGTGCACAGCGCGGCTACTGCGGAAAACCTAGTGAACAAGGCAGCACTTGATACATTTATACTTTGGCTTGTTAATTATATGAAGTCTGAGGACTAAAGACTTTCACAAGCTCCCGATGTACCACGGGTCTGAACTTTAGTAGAGTGAATCAAAATAGTGGATGGATTTGAACCACCGCCAACACCTGACAAACGCCTGCTGTTTCTACATGACTGATATACACTATTAAATCAAAAAGAATGTTCTAGACCACGCTTAATGAAGTATTCACTCTCTAAAATTGCCTGTCTATTCCAAGCTGTCACTAGGCTGAATAACCTAGAAAGCAAGTAAACATCAATCGGGTTTTCATGACCTAAGCTATCTGCAATCTACTTGCTTATTTTATTGATCGGCAAGCTGCGAATAGTTGCATTTCATCTGACAGGCGAAGAAGCGCCCCGAGTCATTGTTATACCATGTCGCGCATGGATTCAACCAATAAGAGAATATTATCACTGCACCGAAACAAATGTCAATACACTGTCGAAATATTTACACGTTTTGCTTTTCTATCCATTGGATACAAGTAAGCAATCGGATATGTACCTGCGTCATTCATGTGGTCAAATCCTGATTTCTTGTCAGGTTGTCCGTTTGCATCGTAAATATGACGCTCTAAACACTTGGTAAACTGAGGGCATTTGTTGATATTCACAAACATATTTCGCTCACCTAGCGTGTTGCAAAGCTGCGCATTGGTCGAGTTAATCCGATCCTTAACCGCTGGGTTTGTTGAATTAACATAAACCCTAAAGCCTGCCTTTCTCAGCATGGAAATATCAGTTTCACTGGCATTGTTTGATTTTCGGTTATCACCCGAAGCATCAGGATAGATTGCAATATTGTATCCCTCATATCTATCTCGGATCGCATCAATCATTGCAGGCGTATCGAATAGGTCGTTAAATTCATCAACTGCATGAATGGATTCACCACGTTTAACATAGACCACTGCCGCCATTTTAGTGACGTTAAAGTCCATGCCGATATGCAGCGTGTCGCCTTCCTGGACAACTTCATTTGATGCGCTTAACTGTCGATTAAAGCAATAGTAAATAACACCCTGGTAACTCTCAAAGCTGGCTTCATATTCCTGCTGAAACGTCTTTATATCCATCTTTCGCTTTGCAACAATAATTTCCGATTCAGGAATATTTCCGCCTTGCAGTGATGTATAGCTGAATGACTTGCAATCAGGCTCTCGCCCTGGCTGTCCATCCATGAAAGTTTCATAGCAATGGTTGAAGCCTTTTGGTGTACCGATACGCAAGATATGGCCGCCAACTCGCTGCTCGCCATTCACAATGTATTTGCACGTTGATAGCATTGGTCGGATAACTTCCTCCCATGCGGCCCACTTACAGTCTGCCCATTCATCAATAATCATGAAGAACAAACCAGATCCGCGCAGGTCATCATAGTTATCCAGACCAACCACACGCATGACATGGCCGCTCTTTAACGTGATGGAGCATTCTGTTTCGTTTGGTTTGCCTGCTCTCCATTCAGGCGGAATTGCTTGTTTCAATCGCTTCCAGAATACGCGCTTGGCTTGCTTGAATGATGGTGCGCCGTACCAGATCTCATCTTCAACCGACACATTCCACTCAGCCGCCAATCTCGCAGCACGTCGCATTTCAGCCTTAGCTAAAAAGGTTTTACCAAAACGACGACCACATACAGCATCACGGAAACGCGCTTCTTTCTGCCATCCCCAAAGGAAAATATTTGACTGCTTTGGTGTGAGTTGTACCGCGCTAGAGGATTGGATCACTTGGAATATCCTCATCAGGTTTTAAAACAACATAGTCTTTATCAGGTGCATTGATTGCAGGCGGATTGATTTCGCGTCTTATCTTCTCAAGCTCTAGGCGTTTAATCTCTAGTTCCAGTGTTTCTTTTTCGCTTGATACAGCATTACTAGCATTATTCAGGCCGATTTCTTTAGCAATAAGTGATGCGCTTAACAGGCCTGCGGATACGCCCTCAAACTTCTGAGTGAAGATAACCTTTTGAATATCCTTACAGATGCCGATAAAATCTTCTCTTTTGCAGTAATCCAACCAAGCATCATCAGACACACCTAAATAAAAACAAAGCCCTTGAATGGTCATTGCGCGCATTTTAGCGATAGGTTCTTGCACAATGCCTGCTTCACCACAATTAAAAGCCTTAATCTCATGCAACGGGTTGTCATGACACCAGTTGAAATACCCGCAAGCCTTTTCCCAAAGCTCATCAGGAGATGAAAATATTGGATTTCTACCGTGTTTAGACCTGAGTTCCCAGAATTTATTTCCTACTGGTGCAGCCATTGAAATACCTCGCTCGGATGCCCTACATCCTTTGCCATCTTTAGCCCCTAGCTAAATAATACTATGCCCAATATAGCACAAAACCCTGTCAGGTGCAGGGTCTTATAAATCAAACCAAATACGCAGCTACACCAAAGAACCAAGCATTCACAAAGAAAAATGCAGCGATCCCGATGCTAGTATGATTAACCTCGTCTGGCTCAGTATGAAGCAAGACTATTGCGCCTATTGATATTAGGCCGTTTAATATGGCGAGTATCATTAAAATGTAAATCATTGGCAGCTCTCCACGTCTGCAATGGCTTGTTTAAGATAATCATTAGGCTCCGCCGATAAGGTTGATAAAAACTCCTTTAATTCATCTAAACCACCATAAGACTCAACCAGCTCCCAACTTTCGACAAGGCGTTTTAGGCTGATGAAAAATCCAATATTCATTAAATCTTGATTGTGTTCCAGTATCTCTTTTGCGCAATCAACACCATATTTTTTCATGTATTCATTCGCTTTCATGCCACCATCTCCCCTAACACTAATCTAAGTGCCTTTTCCTGAACAAAATAAGAATAATCTGCCTTCGATTTAAAAGGCGTTTCAACTGCGATATAAGCCCAAGTCCTGATACAGCTAACGCCTTCTGATTCTAGCGGTTTAATCGCGTCTTCCACTTCCTTATCTAGCCCTTTCCAGTGGTCTTCCTTGCCATTTCCTCGGTTAATATTAAACTCAGCAGTTGGCATCTTAATGTCTTTCAAGTGCGCTTTAGGCAAATCGAAAATCAATTCTGCTTCTGTGCCATCGTCAAGCTCAAGTGTAAGTTTAATGTGCCATTTCTGCTCTAATGAGATTAAACGGTGCTTAATCGCAACGATAAGGTCGCCTTCAATATGCGGATATAGCAGACTGGTTGCAACATCCTCGTCAGGATGGTCTTTGAGCCATTCATCTGTAATACGGTCAATCAGGTCATTGTCGTACCGCATCCATAAACGGTGAACCTGCATAGACTTGGATTGAATTAACTGGCTAACTTTGTTCGGGTTGTATTTTTTAGTGCGTTTCATTGTGGGCGCTTCCGTAGAGATTCTTTCCAGTTGCCTTGATAGTCGAATGATGGAGCTTCAATATGGCATGGATTTTCACCAGCAGCGCTGTAGTAAACCCATTGCTGACCCTCAATATGTGGTTTTTTCCCTGAGAAATTAGCAGTGCCATTCTCATCGACCGACCACCAGTTAGCCCACTCAGGCGCTTTGCTCCAGTCTGGTTGCCATTCTTCTTTTAAAACATCCGGACGCTCTTTGTTTTCACGCTTCTCCGCTTCGGCTTGCATTGCGTCGGCTAACCCCCACGCAGCTTCTGGCATTTCCACAACATCAATATTGCCACCGCTTGCCTTGATAATATCTCTTAGGTATTCATGCGCCATTTGTAGCTTATCCATTGTTATTCTCCAAAGTATTCTGCTTCATAGGGTATGGTGGATTGATGTTGTTTGATTACCATCACCTCTAAGCAGTTTAATCGCAACGCAAGCAGCATCAAATGCATTGTCAAAACTACCAAGACACGATCTGTCTTTTCCGCTTTGTCTCCTTACATAGAAGATTCCATTTTTAGATAGGTAAACGTTTTTCATCCTGCTCTTTGTTTTTGATGTGTATAAGGCACTCCTGTTAATATCATGACTCTTTAAAATTCTATCCTCTATTACACCCTTATCTAATGAGAAGTCTCCATTTATTTTCCTGCACTGGTTGAGATTAAAACTCTTGATTCTATGGCAATTGGCACAAAGAACATCACATTTTGATATCTCATTCATTAATGTTTCCTCTCTTATGTTTGCAAGCCTACTGCCAATATCGAATGATTTTTCACTTTGAACCCTGTGATCAAAATCCAGAGCAACAGGGCTTTTATTATATCCGCAAACAATACATCCAGAATTCAACTTATACGCATCAACAATTTCTTTATTTTTTTTCAAGTTTTTTAAACTAGAAACTCTTGCTGCTACTTTCTGCTTAACCTTAAACCTATTGAATGCATCCAAGCTCAACCAAGACTCTTTATAATGACCATTAACAATAATTGTTTTTTGGTAAGACCTGAAATACAACCCATTTTCAGGGTTGTAATCACCAATCTTAAATGGCATGTTAGTTTCTGGATTCAATCTTTTCATTTAACTTAATAAGCCTATCTAAATACCATTGAGCCTTTCTCAATGATTCACTTCCTCCTTTCATTTTATAACGCCATAGATACTTATTGCAACAACCTTTTAAGTATCCTTCAAACATTTCCTCACTCATCCCAGCCTCTATAGCGTCAATACATTCAACCTTGCCTTGTGTGTAATGACTTGGGTGGTTTACGTTGTCTTTGGCGGCTTGACGAACCTGCTCAATTTCCGCGTATTGGTCGTTGAGCGACTGCAACCGCCCTTGTCCGTTCTCATCCATGTACTTTACTTCATCATCGGTATATTTAGGCTCATCATCAATAAACGGTAGTTCTTCTGGATGGGTGGCGCGTTGCCAGACTAAAACAGAATCGCGATAGCCCATTTCCATTTTGGTAAAATGCACATTAAATTCATCCTTATAGGCAAAATTCATTCCATCTGGAATTTCAATCCAATCCTCTGCATGTGGCTCCAGGGCTTCACGCGCATCGGTCAAGATGTACTCGTAATTTCTACTGGGCATTAGATACTCTTTCATCGGATTAACCATTGCGCGAAGTTCTGGAAGGGTTATTTCTTGGCGCTCAATTGCGTTTCCAGCATTAAGTTTAAAATCTGAGTATCCGCCATCTCTTGTTCTTAGCTCTATCGGATAATCACTATATCCTGACCAAAGCCAATTGTCTTTTACATATCCAAGACCTAAAAACAGCTCCTGCACTTCTTTACTTTCCGCTTCGTTATTCACTCGAATTTTTAAGTTTTCCATAAATCTCTCCTAAAGCCGCCACATCATCAACATGGCATTTTGCGTATAATTCAGGGCGTTTGTTTGGTATCCATTCGCCCTTGTATTTAATTACTCTCACAGTCTTGGACTGCACTTCAAAAATTGCATCGGTTTGGATGCAAAGGTCTAACAGGTCTTGCAGCGTGTTCATGTTTATATCTTAACATTGTTCTTACATGCCTTGCAAGCGTAACTAATGCCAGACGGGATGCGTTTTTCAATTTTCACGTAAAAAGCTGATTCACCATGTCGCAGGCACATGCCGATAAATGTTCTGTTTTTCGGATTTTCAGCAAGTGTCTGCTTGGCTTTCTCCCTGTTGCTTTCGCGGTACTTCTGCACATCGGTCTGGGTTTCGGCTTTACGCGCCTGATAGCTATCTCTGCGGCATCCTTCACAGCGATAAATATGATATTGGCCCGAACGGTTGATGAAAAACTTTGCTTCACCGTGAGTTTGACAACTGCCAGTGAAAGACTTTTCGCCTTTTGCAAGCGCTTCACGCATCAATTTAAGATTCACCGATGCTTTCATGTATTTGTTTTTCTGCTGCGCTTTGCGACATAGCACACAACGGGCCGAACCGTTGGCAATGGTGTACGTGGTCATGCCGTGTTTAGCGCATGGGCCGTTAAATTCCGTTCTACCAAGTTCTAACGCTTCTTTCTTGCGGGTGGATAACTCGCGTTTACGGCACGTTTCCGCGCTGGGTGGTCGCCCTATTTTCGCAGGTTTGGCAGGTTTGGCAGGTTTCTCTTTTGGGGAAAGCGAGTAGTTAAAACTACTGATCGCTCTCAGCAAGTGCATTTTGTTTTGATCATTCGGCACTGAATCGCCACACGCCCAATTTGAAAGCGTTTTACGTGCCACGCCTACAGCCTCGGCCAGTCGCCCAAAATCACCGCCACGCGCTTTAGTTTTGAATTGCTTGATGGCTTCCACAACTTCACGCTTTGTTTTCTTGTCAGCAAGTGCCTTTTGCGCTTTGTAATTGGCTTTGGCTTCGGCTTTCTTGGCTGCATTTTCAGCACGTACCATTTTGTTGACTTCACGGATGCGTTTTTTTGATTCCTGTTGAGTACGTTCCGATGGTGCAGGCGGCGTATATCCGGTTGCAGTTGAAGCTCCACGAGGGATGACTGTCGGCTTGTTGTTTTTCAGCCATTCTTCGAGTCCATCAATGGTTTGGTCTTTAATTGGATTAAAAAGCATATCTATTTCTCTCTGTAAGCTCGGTATAGGCGTTTTTGGGTGCCTGCCCATACCGATGTAGCCTGTTGGGTTAAAGTGTCGAGCTGTGCGATTTTAGAGCCAAAATGAAATCAGACACGTTTTTCTCATGATCAGCGTCAAAGTTAGTTATTTCGTAGTAAGTGAATCCACCATCCTTACCAAATAGATTAAGGCCTAATGTTAGGCCATGCGTATCATAGGAAACCATTGCGCCTGCATTCTTATTTTCAGCGTTAAATTCAAAAGCAGCGTTTACTGCTTTTAGTAGTAATTCTTTAGATAATTTCATGTTGTTTCTCCTAAGTCATGTCAACATATTATTATAATTATAGTAGTTATACTAATTACTTTTTTCTATTAATATATATATAACACATTACTTTTTTATATTAATTACGCGTTATTTCTATATAATCTTTATACCATTAAACCCTTCTCTCTATAAGTAAACTACCCGTTCTGGTGATTTTCCGAATATATAGAACTATTCTCATTTAGATAAAATATACAAATACCACTCCCAAATTAACCGCAAATTTGATATAATTTTACTGTGGCTAGGCTGATCCCCGAAAGCTGTTTAACCTGAACAGTTGCCACAAATCTAAATCAGGTTTTCAATGAGGATTGAATGATGCGAGCATTTTGCGGTATCGGCATTAGTGACATGTCGGGCGTTAGCCAAACAAAAGAATATAAACTCTGGGCTGGAATGATTGATCGCTGCTATGGCAGAAGATCAAAAAAGAACTTCCCGTCCTACACTGGATGTTCTGTGGCGGATGAATTTTTAAAACTATCTGTATTTTATGAATGGTGTCAAAATCAGATCGGTTTTAATTTAGGATTCGACATTGATAAGGATTTATTCCAAAAAGGAAACAAAGAGTATCACCCTGACAAGTGTGTGTTTATTCCCAGAGCTATAAATAATTTATTAAAAGATAAAGGGATAAAAAGAGATGGTTTGCCATGTGGTGTGAAAATGGTTAGAAATGGCAAATTTGTTGCCACCATAGGTAGGTTTGGTGGAAATTTACATCTAGGCACGTTCGATGATATGAATGATGCTAAAAAGTCATATATTCAAGCAAAAGAGATAGCAATTAGGGAGGAGGCGAACAAATACAAAGACCAAATAGATCCGCGCGCTTATGAAGCTCTGATGAATTACAAGGTTGAAATTACAGATTAAAAATAAGCCCTCAATCGAGGGCCTTTCTATATCTCCTATCCGCATAAGCTTTCATTTTATTCCAGCTATCCATATTCACACGATAGCCCCGCTCCCCGCCTTTGTTGGCACGTTTCCAGCTCAAGCCGTACTTATCCAAAATCTGCGCCACGCTCTTGCTGGTGTTTGATGGCATTCCCATATTCAGCAGGTCGCCGTTCTTCGCTTCACGCCATTGACCATACCGAGATGGAATCAATTTCAGCGAACTCAGCAAGAACCTGTTTCTATTATCGCTCACACGGCTCACAATTGCGTCACATTCGGCCTTTCCATAGAAGGTGCTAGTGATGTCGCTATTTTCAAATATCGTTCCTACTGCGGCAATCTGTGCGTTATAGAACCTGCGCAAAGCAATATTGTTATCCGTATCATCAATATCGAAAGCATAGCCCATCAAACGCGCGAATCTATCCAGTGTCGGCATGTTTTCAAACATATCAATATTTTCGTCAATGATGTCGTGATCCAGATTGAATCCCAGGCTAGACCGAATCTTAAACGCCACCAATTGAATTTCTTCCTCATCCGTGGTGTTTTGCTTCGCTTCGATTTCACGGGCCTTATCGGTGCTGATTTTGTCTGCGCTTCGGATATTAGCTCGGTACTTTGCTTTAAGTTCTTGCGTCAGTAGTTTCATTTTGTCGCTTAGTGAATAATCCACATTGGCCACCATTGCCTGCATCATTTCAAAGCAGTAATATTCCAAAAACCACACAAAGCCATTGGAAAAGTCTGCCCGATACATTTCCTCAGTTGCTTCAATGTGAGCCTTGAACTTGGAATACTCATTTTCTTTCAGTACAGCACCTTCCAAAGCAGCCGCCTGACGCAATCCCAATAGAATTGACTGCGCATTAACGTGTTCATAGCGTTTGTTATTGGCTTGCAAGCAAACATGATAATGCGGCACATAGCGGACACGGCCTAGCATCTGAGCAAAGTCACTAAAGCAAATAGAGTGGCCCGAAGCCATGCCTGCAATCATGGTGAAGTGCTTGCCGTCGTGATGCTCCACACTCACCCCCGAAGAAATAGCAGGGGATGCAATCACCATTCTATACTTGCGGCTTTCCACCTCGATATTCTCAAGAAAATGCTTAATCTGCTTGGTCTTGCTGTTTTTTGACGTAATAGTCAGCACGTCATAATCATCAGCGAACATTTGCTTTAAAACTTCGGCACGTTCTGCACTTTCCACGCTAAACCACACATTGCCACCGTTTTGCAGCTCAATGGTCACTTGCGTCAAAAGATCGGCACGGTCGCCATAAAGGAAGCATTTACGGTTTGCATTGCGTGGGATCTGCTCAACAATCGTGAACACTTCATCTGGGCGCGCTTCTTGCATGAAATCCAGTGTCGTCTGATCAATCGAAGCGTCTGCAACAATGACGCGCTCGGATTCGTTTACAAGCTGTTTTAAGCCCAAGAAAACTGATTCCTGATTGGCCCCTGCCACTTTGCACTCTTTTGATGATGTGAATCGGATATTTTGGCTAATTTCATCAATGGCCAAGTTTTGGATCCGCCCGACAAAGTTTTGTAACTGCATAGACTTGATGCTAGGCAGACAAATAGCCATGCGCTCGGATACGTCTGCTTTTGCTGCCGTCATATCGTCATAGTTGTCAATCCCAAGCTTTCCCGACAAATCTGCAATCAGTGAACGACGATGAGCAATTGCCCCGAAAGTTTTATCTGGAATCTTTGAAAATGGCGTGATGACGTTTCTTGTCTTGCCCGACCCCATTGGAGCGAATACCAGACTAACAGGATTAGTCGGCACAAATTGCTCGAGCGATTCGACCACGACATGCTCATGCTTGCCCCATGATTGCGGACGCAGTGCAGTAGTTGCCATACGCTTACGGTTTTGAATTGCCCATTGCACACGACACATGATGGACGTATGCGTTCTCGGGTTCAGCAGTGGATGCGCGATAAATTTCCTGATCGTTTCGATATTCATAAACGCAGGAACTTTTTCCGACATGCGAACCGCGACAACCAAAGCAGCGCGAGCAATGTCTAAAGGCGCGTTTGATTCTTCTAGCACCTTTTCAGCGTCATCTATATACGGTAGGTCGAAAGCATTGAACGCATCCGTTCCCGATTCTCGAGCATAATAGAGCGTCGGCTTGACGACTCGCTCAAATACGGCATTATATCCACCCTCGAAATACAGGTCGTTGAAGTCCGTTGGCTTGCCTGATACGTCTGCAAAGATTGGGTAGGCCACGTCCGCATCAACAGCGCATGAAGTCGCATAGGCAGATTTAAGGCCTGTGTTTGATTTCTTGTACTGGTCATTGTCGGCACAGATGACAATTCGGTGCAATGGGTAGGTTTTACGGATAAATTTCGCAACATGAATTAAGTTTCCTGCGTCAATTGCGGCTAGTGTGTAGAGTTGAGTGGCTTCATGCAAAGTTGCGCCAGTCGCCCAGCCTTCGCAAATCAGAATGGTGTGTGTCAGTTCGCCAAAGTCGTGATATACGCCTTGTTTCTCTCCTTTATAAAGCAGCTTCTTTGCCCCACTTGGCAGAATGCCTTGCATGGACACCAACTGCCCCGCCTTATATAAAGGCACTAGCAGCGCGTTTTCCTCAGTCTGTAGATTGCCCTCATCATCACGATAGACCCATTTCCCCACGCGCGTATTGTGTGCCATCACGTCTTTTTTGGTTAGGTATAGGTGGTTCTCTACTTCGCGTGCCTGCGCCCACTTTTGTTGTGCCTGGTTCTTTGCGCTTGCATAGCCTTGAATAACCTTTTTTTGTTCTTCTTGCGCTTCAAGTTCAAGCTGTTTTTTGCGCTCGGCACGTTGCTGAATGATATGCGGTGAAACTTCTTTTTTCGTTTCGTCAAATTTAAAGCCTGCATTCATGGCGTGATAAATCAAAGATGCAATGGTTACAGGTCGGCCACCGCTGCCCTTGCGGAATGTGCGCCACCGCGCCTTAATGTTCTTGCGGTCGTATGTTGAACCCAAGCTCGACCATGCGTTCCATAGGTCAAAGCCTTCTTCTCCAAGCTCGGAATATAAAGCAAATCCTGCCATAATCCATGTGTCTGAAGATTCATAATCTAAATAATACAAAGCCGTCCGTATTGTTTCGACGGATAACCCCTCAAAGTTATTTTTCATTACACCATTCCAAAATCTGAAAGTTATTGTCTTAAAGTTTGACAATTAAATCAATCTTCATGATAATATGTTATTATTAATTACTAAGCAAGAACTTTAGGAGAGTGAGGATGATTGTGAAAATAAAAACAACCAACGGCGATATACCTAGCAACCTAACCATAGGAAAGGAATATGATGCGATTCGATTTGATAGTGAGCGAATGAAATTGACTTGCGATGATGGTCAGGTAATTACTACCAACATTAAGAAATCAGGATACCTAAGTGACAGCGAAATAGGTGGAGAATGGGAGATTATTGCAGAATGAACACACCAGAAAACTATGCAAAGCAAATTAAAAACGCCAAACGGCACATCGAGAAGCGCGATAAGACTGCTGATGTAAAGCATATCCGCGCAAAGTTGAAACGCATTAAAAAGGAACTAAATGCAATGGAGCCTGATGAGGATGAATTTCCACTTTACCGCGCTGGATTCCATGAAGCATTAAATAAAGCATTGACTAAAATTGACGAGGTTTTGAAATGAATTTAATTGAAAGATTTGGGTATGACGCAGCATCAAGAATGTCTATGTCCGAGATTGGTCTAAAGAAAGATATGGAAAAATTACAACAGGATTTACTCGAATACCGCCGCCAGAACAATATTTTTGAGGTTGGGGATAGGATAGTTATTGATGGGAAGTACGATAAAACTTTTATGCCGGTTTTGACCATATTAGATGAAGGTAAAAACTACTATTATTGTGATGATGGTCAAGTTCACAAACACCTCATTAATCAGTGGCGACACGCCACCCCTGAAGAAATCGCAGCAGGTAAGCGGTTATGAGAATATAAAAACATATATTTATATATGTTTATATTGTGCTATAATAACAGGGCAACTAGGGCGGCCACCCGAAAAGAATCTTGTCAATTCCTGTTGCTTCTACTTCCGACTACCATGACAAAGGATTCTAAAATGAATAAGTTAAGCACTCAAGATTTTATTGAAAAAGCCGTGAGCATTCATGGTGATCTTTATGATTATTCAGAATTAAACTATATTAACGCTAGAACGCATGTTGACATACGTTGTAAGATTCACGGTGTTTTTAAGCAAATGCCAAGAACCCACATCAAACAAGGATCTGGATGCCCAGATTGCGGAGGGACAAAAAAACTATCCCAATCTAGGTTTCTGATGAAATGCAGCCAGATTCATAAAAATAAGTATGATTACTCAAAAACAGCATATTCAGGCATGAATAAAAAGATCACCATTACATGCAAAGAACACGGGGATTTTATTCAAGAGGCTGTTGAACACTACAGAGGTAGAGGCTGTATAAAATGCGCAAGAATGTCTATGGGTTATGGGAAAGAAAGATTTCTAAAGGCATGTGAAAGAAACAATGGTAGTGCTTTGATTTATTTATTAAAGTGCAATGGAGATGGGGAAAGTTTTTACAAAATAGGCATAACATCGAAAACGGTTAAATCCAGAACAATAAATATCCCTTATAAGTGTGAGCTAATTTCATCATTTATAGATAGTGGTATTTCTATTTTCATGAAAGAAAAAGAGATCCATAAGAAATTAAAAAAATACAAATATGAGCCAAAAATTGAATTTTGTGGGCAGACAGAGTGCTTCTCTAGTATATCAAGCGAAGTTGCTGAGTTTTTTGGAGTTTCGCTATGATCAAAACCCTTAGACCATACCAAGAGGAAGCTGTAAACCGCACAATCCAGTGGATTAAAAAGAACAGTGAGCCGTGCCTATTAGATTTATCTGTCGGTGCAGGCAAAACTGTAATTATTGCTAAGTTGGCCGAAATAATCTTGAGTATGGCATCACAGAAAAAGATTCTTGTGATTGCACCAAACAAAGAGCTGATCGAACAGAACTTTAAAGAATACGTTGCATTTGGTGGCGAAGCGTCTTATTACAGCGCGTCAATTGGCAAGTCGTTACGAAATCCAGTAATTTTCGCCAGCGAGCGCACGTTTGATAAGGTCGCAGAAGAATATGGGGATAGATTCTCCACAGTCATCATTGATGAAGCTGACTGCACCACGCCAACCATTAAAAAGATTATTTCAGATATGCGCAAAGGCAGCCCAAACTTGCGCGTTATTGGCTTATCTGGAACGTGCTTTGTTATCGGGAAAGGTTATATCTATGAAATTGACGAAAACAATCAAAAGCAA